GACCTATGATCCGGATGCCTTCCCGAGCGGGATCCCGAACATCACGGTCAATATGGAGGGCAAGGATGATATCTTTGACCCTCGTATTGGCGCGCGCGGCTATACTGAGAATGCAGCGCTTTGCGTGGCTGACTACATGGCGCATCCCATCTATGGTATTGGGGCGGGCATCGGTGCGCCGGACGGGATCGAGACCGACAGCCTGATTGAGGCGGCAAACATTTGCGACGAACAGATCGTGCTTGCAGGCGGTGGTACCGAGCCACGCTACAGCTGCAATGGGGTGGTCTCGCTATCAGAGACGCCCAGACCATTATCGAGGCAATGCTGACCGCCATGGCCGGGCGCTGCATCTGGCAGGCCGGCCAATGGCGCATGCGTGCAGGCGCCTACCGGATACCATCAAGCCTGCTCACCTCCGATGATGCGCGTGAGGGTGGCATGACGCTGACAACCCGCCAAACCCGCGCTTCAAACTTCAACGCGGTGCGCGGCCAGTTCGTGAGCCCGCAGAATAACTGGCAGCCTGATGACTTCCCGGCCTATGCCTCTGAGACCTACCGGTTGGAAGACGGCGGCGAACAGGTCTGGCGCGATATCGCGCTGCCCTTCACGATCTCGGCGGCAATGGCGCAGCGGTTAGCCAAGATTGAGCTGGAGCGCGCACGGCGGCAGATGCGCGTGCGGTTCTCGGGAAAGCTCAAAGCCTGGCGTGTGGCCGCAGGCGAGACGACGCTTATGCGCTATTCCCGCTGGGGGTTTGGCGGGCCAGATCCAAATGATGGCAAACCTTTTGAGGTTGAAGCTGTGCGGTTGGACCTGACGCAGGTGGGGTCCGGTCCGCGGATTGCGCCAGAGCTCTTGCTGCGCGAGACCTCTCCGCTGGTCTATGACTGGGACGCCAGCGAGGAGCAGATCTATGCAGCCGCCCCGCGCACGACGCTGCCCTCGGCCTTTGACATCGCACCGCCTGGTGCGCCGCAGGGCGAGGAGGAGCTCTACGTCACGCGGGACGGCTCGGCGGTAAAGGTGTTGTTGCGCGTGCGCTGGACTGCAGCCCAAAGCGGGTTTGTCGAAAGCTACCAGTTCGAGGCCCGCCGCGATGGGGGCGCGTGGCAAGATTACGGGCGGACGAGCGGCACGCTGATGGAGCTGCGCGATATTGCGCCAGGCCAATGGGACTTCCGCGTCAAAGCCGTGTCTGTGCTGGGGGTCTCGTCCCCCTGGCGCGAGGGCACGCGCGAGGTGGTGGGGCTGACGGCACCGCCGGCGGTCCTCGAAGGTCTGACCATCCAGTCGGCAGGCGGGCTCGCCGTTCTCAAATGGCAGCGCGCGGTGGATGTGGATGTGCGCGTGGGTGGCAGCGTCATCATTCGCCACAGCAAGGACGCAAATGCCTCTTGGGCGAACTCGACGCTGATGGACCGCGTCTCGGGCGGCGAAGCCATTGCGGTCGTGCCCCTGAAACCTGGCACCTATCTTTTGCGCGCAGAAGACAGCGAGGGGCGCATTGGCCCCGTTAGCACGGTGACGACCAAAGGCGTGCAGATCTTGAGCTTTGCGCAGCTGAACACGCTGTCGGCGGATCCGGGCTTTGCAGGTCAAAAAACTGGTCTGGTGACCACCGCAGGGACGCTGAAACTGGAAACCGGAAACGATGCGGCAGGCAGCCCGGTCGTGCTGGCGACCGAAGGGCTCTACCAATTCGATGGGCTGCTCGACTTTGGGGCGCTGAGGCGCGTGCGCTTACGCTCAGACATCTTGGTCGGGGCCTCGGCCCTGTCGGATTACATCGATGACCGTATGACACCCATCGATACCTGGGCCGACTTTGACGGCTCCGAGGGCGCTGATATCGACGTCGTGCTCGAGGTGCGCGAAACCGATGACGACCCGGCAGCGGCAAACCCGCTTTGGGGCCCATGGGGACGGATCGACAACAGCGAGATTGAGGCGCGCGCGGTCGAGGCGCGGGCCTGGCTCAGAACAAACGATCCGGCATTCACGCCGATCGTGTCGGAATTGCGGCTCATTGCAGATGAGGTGGCCTAGTGTCTCAAGCACCCAGCTTTGTGATCATTAATGACAATGGCGCCGCAGTGCGCGCGCAGATCAACCAGATTGTTGCAGCGCTGAGATCGACCAGCAGCGGCGAGGTGGAACCTGCGGCAACAGCGCCCGGTATGCTGTGGCTTGATACCAGCACCACGCCGCCAACCCTAAAGATCCGCAACAACGCCGACAGCGCCTTTGAGGCGCTGCTTGACGGCGGAGAATATTAAGCTGGGCCGCGACATCGGCCCGAGACCATCCAGCACGAAAGACGGCGGCCATGCAGGACCAGAGCTTTATCGAAATGATCAACAACCTGTTTGGCGGCGCAGTCACCACGCTGATCGGGGCATTCACGGGGCGGCTGATGTATCATTCAGGGGAGGTGAAATTGGGCAAGCGACGCTTTTTTGGCAAAGAGCTTTTGTGGGAAATCCCTGTGGCCGTCGGCATGGCGCTCATTGGTGATGCTGCAGCCAGCTATATGGGTCTGACCCAGCCAGTCAGCACAGGGTTTGTGGCAACGCTGGCCTATCTTGGGCCGCGGGGAGCGGAGACATTGCTGGCGGCCTGGCTGGGCAAGAAGAAATAACCCCTCTTTGACACGACCAAAACTCTACACCGCCGTCCTTCGGGGCGGCGTTTCCTTTTCCATGGAGAAACGACCATGACACCATTTGAGATTGCCCGCGGCTATATCGGCACCACCGAGGGTCCCGGCCCTGAGAACAACCCTGCCATCGTGGCGATGTACGCCTCGGTCGGTCACGAGTGGGTTGAGCATGACTCTGTGGCTTGGTGCGCCGCCTTCGTCGGCCATTGTCTTGAGAGGGCTGGCATTCGCTCAACGCGCAAGCTGACCGCGCGGTCCTATCTGGACTGGGGCATCCCAGTGGAGATTGCGGATACGCAGCCTGGCGACATCGGGGTGATCCCACGGGGATCTTCCAGCTGGCAGGGACATGTGTTCTTCATTGACCGGATTGAAGGTGCATGGGTCTGGGGCTTGGGCGGTAACCAGAGCGATGCGGTCAATGTAAAGCGCTATCCGGTCTCTAAGCTCTTGGGTGTGCGGCGTGCAGGTCATGTGGCGCCTGCTGTCACGATGACCGTCCGCGATGTCCAGACCCGCCTGCGCGCGCTTGGCTATCATGATGTGGGAACGGTTGACGGTATAATTGGCCCGCGCACACGGGCCGCAATCCTCGCCTTTCGCGATGACCATGCGCTGGCGCTGGTGCCGATTGTCGATGTGGCACTGGCCGAGGCGCTGGAGCACGCCATACCGCGCAAGGTGGCACCTACGCGCGCCGCGGGCAGCCCTGAGCAAAGCCGCATCGTTGCCGCGGCCAATGCCCAGATCGGGCTGGGCGTTGTGGGTGCTGCGGGCACGCTCGGGGCACAGATCGCGCCCGCCCTGGCTGAGGCAGAAGAAGCGCAGGATATGGCAGGGCGGATGATTGCGCTTTTTGGGATGGAGAGCTGGCTGGCCGCTGCACTGCCGTGGATCGGCATGGCCGTGTTTGTCGGTGTTATTCTCTACGCGCTGAAGGCACGCGCGGCCCGAATTGACGATCACCGCACGGGGCGCACGCCATGATGAGGTTTGGCTATGCCTTCTTCATGCGCCTTGGTAGGCGCGCAGCATTCTACAGCGCGATGGCTTTGGCGTTTCTTGCAGCCCTTGGGATCGCCTTACGCCAGGGTCGCCAGGTCGCTGAGGCCAACTACGCCATCCGCCGCGCCGATGCCCGCATCCGCGCGCTTCATACCGCCAAGGACACCCGCCATGATGTTGAGATTGCCAGCCCTGCTGAGCGTGATCGCCGCCTTACTCGCTGGATGCGCGACTGAGCATCAAGGGCCGGGGCAGATGGTCTGCGACTGGGCCGCACCCATCCGCCCCTCACGCGCTGATCAGATGACAGATGGCACCGCGCGCCAGATCCTCGCCCATAATGAGACAGGCGCCCGGCTCTGCGGGTGGCAGCCATGAGCGTCACCACCATGACCGAAGGCCCGGCAGTGATGATCGGCTATCCATGGCGCTTGCAGATCGAGGCAGCCGCCCCCGTCTTTGTCGAAGAGGCCGCCTATGCCGGGCAACTGCGGCTGCGCGCCAGTGATCCGACGGTGCTGGCCACAATCAGCAGCGCTGATGGTGGCGTGCTGCGGGTCAGCGATACGGTCTTGGAGTTGGCGCTACGTCCCGATCAGACATTGGCCTTGGCACCCGGGCGGGTGGTCCTTGATCTCGTACGCGTTGACGTTGATCCTGATCTGCATCTGGGCTTCTTCCTTGAGATCCCAGTCATGCTGCCGGTGACACGGGGGCTTGCGCCATGAGTCTCGCACCATCCCAGACCGGTCCGATCACCATCCGAGCACCTGTGGCGGTTCGTATCGCGACCGGTCCTTACCGCATTCGGATCGGTGGCCAGCCCGGGCCGCAAGGCGCGATTGGTCCGCAAGGCGACAAGGGCGATCAAGGCGATCCCGGCATCACCATCCTTCCCACTGACACCCCTATCAACGGAGGCTTCTTCTGATGGCCAACACAATCCAGTTCAAACGCCGCCAGGCCGGCAATGCAGGCGCGCCCGCCGCGCTTAAATCCGGCGAGGTCGCCCATAACGAGGTCGATGATACGCTTTACATCGGCAAGGGCGATGACGGCGC